GAGTATTCACCATGAGTGACCAAATTTCTACTGCATTTGTGCAGCAGTATTCGACAAACGTCGGTTTGCTGTTGCAACAGCGCGGCTCTAAGCTGCGCGACTGCGTTTCTGTGGGTTCTTACACCGGTAAGGCCGCTAAAGCTGTTGAGCAGATCGGTTCTGTAACCGCTCAAGCTCGTACAAGCCGTCACAGCGACACACCTTTGATCTCGACTCCTCACGATGCTCGTTGGGTTTTCCCAACTGACTATGAGTGGGCTGACTTGATCGACGACCAAGACAAATTGCGCATGCTGATCGATCCGACCAGCCCATACGCAATCAACGGTGCTTACGCATTGGGTCGTGCTATGGACCAACTGATCATCTCTGCTGCCTTGGGCACAGCGAAGACCGGTGAGAACGGCACAACCAACACAACTTTCCCCACATCTACTCAACAAATCACTGTTGGCGGTACACCTACCGGTTTGACAGTCGCTAAGTTGCGTGCCGCCAAGAAAATCTTGTTGGCAAACGAAGTGGACGTTGAGATGGACCCATTGTTCATCGCCGTGACTGCAAAGCAGTTGGACGACTTGTTGGGCACCACTGAAGTGACTTCTTCTGACTACAACACCGTGAAAGCATTGGTGCAAGGTCAAGTTGACACATTCATGGGCTTCAAGTTCATCCACACTGAGTTGCTCGGTGTGGATGGCTCCGATGACCGCCGTGTTATCGCTTGGGCTAAGTCTGGTATCCACCTCGGTATGTGGAACGACATCAACTCCAAGATCGACCAACGCGCTGACAAATCCTACGCCACTCAGGTGTACGTCAAAGGTACTTTTGGTGCCACACGTACCGAAGAGAAGAAGGTTGTCGAAATCTTGTGCTCTGAGTAATAGGGGAATAAATCATGGCTGAAACATACGCAAATGAAATCACTGGTCAATCGACCATCCCTACTACCATGGCAAACGGTGGCGTTGTCGGTGGCCGTGTGCGCCGCTTCCGCGCCAGCTTCACCTTGGCTTCTCAAGCATCTGGTGACACCATCGTGTTGGCAAAGATCCCCGCTGGTCATGCCTTCGCTTACGGTGTGATCAACGCTTCTGCGACCTTGGGTGCATCTGCCACTGTGGCTATCGGTACTGCTGCTTCTGCTGGTAAGTATCGTGCTGCTGCCGTGTTCACAGCTGCCGCTCCAACATTGTTTGGTGTGTCAACTGTTGCAGATGACAGCGCTCTCACCGCTGAAGAAACAGTGATCTTGACTGTCGGTACAGCAGCTCTCCCAAGCTCTGGTACAGCAGTTGTTGATCTGTACTTCTCGGCTCCCTAATTAGGGAAAACTGGACAAGGGGCTTCGGCCCCTTGTTCTTCATTTTTAGGTGATGTATGCCATCAGTAGTTGACATTTGTAACAAATCCCTCGACAAGCTGGGTCATGGCCCCATTACCAGCCTCGAAGACGGAACCAAGGCGGCAAATCTTTGCCTGCGTAATTGGCACATCATTCGTGATCAAGTCTTGCGCGATCACCCTTGGAATTTTGCCGTCAAGCGCGTTGTGTTAGCGCCGAGCAGTGACGCTCCTGCATGGGGGTTCACACATAAATTCCCACTCCCTGCTGATAGTCTGCGACTCTTGGAAGTCCGCGACCTGTCGACAGCTGAGTACCAAGTCGAATCTGGCCACATCATGGCCAATGATGACGCACTCTACATTCGATACACCCGCAAAGTCACCGACCCCAACGAGTTTGATGCTCTGTTTGTCGACACGGTGGCCACGCGCCTTGCTTTTGAGATTTGCGAAGCACTGACACAGAGCAACTCAAAGAAGGCTGATTTGTGGAATGAATATGATGACAGCATCACTCGTGCCAAACGTGCAGATGGGCAAGAAAACCCACCTGTGATGTTTGAAGAAGACGAGTGGATCAACGTGAGGTATTGAGATGGCTAAAGCCTCACCGATGCAAAACTCATTCAACGCGGGTGAACTGTCACCCCAGTTGAAGGGTCGTGCTGACATCGACAAGTACAAAAATGGTTGCGAGACCATGACCAACTTTTTGCCGCAGATCTACGGACCTGCACGCAAACGCCCCGGCACTCGATTTGTTCGTGAGGTCAAGGACTCAAGCAAGATCACACGCCTGATCCCATTTGAGTACAGCACTCAACAAGCCTACGCCATTGAGTTTGGTCACAACTACATCCGATTCCACTCTGAGGGTGGCACTGTGTTGAGTGGTGGCTCACCCTACGAGATCGTGTCGCCATACTCGCACACCGACCTTGAAGATCTTGATTTTGCTCAGTCGGCAGATGTGATCTACATCTCTCATCCAAACTATCCACCTTACAAGTTGGCACGCTACGGCGCAACCAACTGGACCATCACTGCGGTGACCTTCAATTGGCCACCGTTCAACGATGAGAACGTGGGGACTGTGACCATCACAGCATCCGCTGTCACTGGTACAGGCATCACCCTGACCGCTTCATCGGCCATGTTCACATCGGCCATGGTTGGCGTGTACTACAAGTTTGAAGAAGTCATTGAGTCAAAATACGACATCTGGGAAGCGGGTAAGGCCGTCACCTCTGGCGCGTTGCGACACTATGATGGACACCTGTACGAAGCCACCTCAAGTGGTACAACCGGTATCCGTCCACCAATCCATTTCTCAGGCACTGAAAGTGATGGCACAGTCAACTGGATCTTCCGTCATGACGGTAAGGGCTATGCCAAGATCACAGCGTACAGCAGCACCACCGTTGTCACGGCAGACGTGGTCAGCCGTTTGCCTGCTACCGCCACATCTGGCAGCACTAAGTGGGCTGAAGGTGCGTGGTCGACCTATCGCGGTTACCCAACCTGTGTGACCTTCTATGAAGACCGTTTGTGGTTTGCTGGCTCTTCCTCACGTCCTCAGACAATTTGGGCGTCTGTGACTGGTGACTATGAGAACCACAAATATGGCGTGAGCGCCGACGATGGTCTGAACTTCACCATCAACACCCAAGACATGAACACCATCGAATGGTTGTCGCCCGGCAAAGTATTGTCGATTGGCACGGCCAACGGTGAGTTCACACTGAGCGCGACAAACCTGAATGACGCTGTCACCCCGACTGACGTGCTGATCAAGCCTCAGACGACCTACGGCAGCATTTCGTCGGTGCGCCCTGTACGTGTGGCTGGCTCGATCCTGTTTGTGCAGCGTGCTGGTCGCAAACTGCGCGAGTACGTCTACAACTTCCAAACCGATGCCTACATTGCCTCAAACTTGGCAGTGTTGGCCGAGCACATCACCAGCACAGGTATTGTGGACCTTGCCTACCAGCAAGAGCCATATCAGATCGTTTGGGCACCATGCGCCAACGGTGAGCTTATCGGCCTGACGTTTGAGCGTGCCGAAGAGGTCGTTGGTTGGCATAGACACGACCTTGGTGGGTCTGTTGAGTCTGTAGTGGCACTACCCCACTGGGACGGCGACCAAGACGCGCTGTGGTTGATTGTCAACCGCACGATCGATGGCTCGACTGTGCGCTACATTGAGTATGTTGAGAAATATCTGTCCGACGATTACGCATTCTTTGTTGACTGTGGTCTGACCTATGACGGTGTGCCCGCTGACACGATCTCCGGCCTTGACCACCTCGAGGGTGAAGAAGTCGCCGTGCTGGTCGACGGTGCAGTGCATCCCAACGTGACTGTGACCAGCGGCTCAGTAACTCTCCAGTATGAGGGTTCTGTCATCAATATTGGCCTGCCCTACACAGCCACCGTCAAAACCATGCCCTTGGAGGCTGGTGCTGCGGATGGTGTGGCTCAAGGTAAGACCATGCGCATCAACAACATCGTGATGCGTCTGCATGAGACAGGTCCGGGTCTTTGGTACGGTCCCAATGAGACCAGCATGGACGAATACCATGTGCGCCGCACCACGAACAACATGGACCAACCTGTCCCATTGTTTACCGGTGACACCGCGCTGCTGCCTTGGCCGAGCGAATATCAGCAATCTCCTCAGATTACGATTCAGCACCGCCTACCGCTACCATGTACACTTGTGGCTGTCATGCCGCAGGTATTCACTTATGATCGTTAAGCCTTGGGAAAAGGGAGACACTCAACGACTGTCTCTCCAGTCAAACCAGACCTATCACGAAGACACCCTCAACGAAGAAACTGATTTTTCTGAGCTGTCTGAGCAAGGTCTGGCATTGACTTTCGAGCACGATGGTGAGGTAATGATGATCGCCGGTCTTGCTCCTCAGTGGGCGAATCGTGCAATCGCGTGGACCTTGATCTCAAAAAATGCGGGCAGACATTTTGTCGAGCTACATCGATACGTTGAAAATTTCCTCAACACGTCTGACTTTGATCGTATTGAGTCGATGGTCGACGTTGGGTTTGAAGCAGGACATCGTTGGATGAAAATGCTCGGATTTGAGCTTGAGGGTTACATGCGCAAGTACCGCCCAGATGGTGGTGACATGGTGCTCTACGCGAGGATAAAACAATGAGTAGCTGGTTAAAACTTGGAGCGTCCGGCCTTGAAGCCAAGGGCGTTTTAGAAGAAGGCAAGGCTGCATATGATGCTGGCCAGTACAACGCTGCAACATCCCGCACTCAGGGTGTCGTAGAGGAAAACCGCCGCCGCGCGGTCGGTAAAAAAGAAATCAGCAAAACTCGCACTGGTGTTGCCAAATCGGGCATTACCTTTGAGGGTACACCTTTGAACGTGCTTGTTGAGTCCGCAGCCAATGTTGAAATTGACGCACTCAATGCCCGATGGTCGGGTGAACAACGTGCAAAAATGGAAGAATACAAAGGGTATTCCGCATACAAAGCATCTCAGCTTCGCGCCACTGCCATTCTGGCTAAAGGGACTGCTGACTTTCTTGAATCAGGCGAAAAAGCAGCTAAGGCTGGAGGATAAATCATGGCAAAACTACCGGTTTACGAACAACAAACACGCGCTGAAACACCTGTCGCCACCACTGAAAGTATGGGTGGAGCCATGGGTCGCGCAACTCAAGACATTGGTCGCACGCTGGCTGACATTGGTGAAACCATGCAGCGCCGTGAAAGCACCATCGATCGAGTTCAAAAGCTGAACACCTTCGATCAAGAAGCTGTCACCACCCTTGAGGCTCTCCAATCCGATGAGAGCATTTCCTCCAAGTCGACACTGGACAAGTACCAACAAACTCTGCGTCAACGCGCTGATGAGTTGGTGGCCAAGCACACAGGTTCTGGTGAGAGTCGTGCAGCACTTCGCGCACAAATCGAGAACCAGATCGGCCAGTACACCAAGTCTGCCATGGGTGCCCAGATCAAGGCTCAACACAGCCTGATCGGTAAATCCATTGAGAAGTCTGCCAACGCCTTGGCTTTGACTGCGGGCATGGCCCCTGATCAATACATCAACGCGCTGTCTCAGTTCGACTCTGACCTGAGCCAGTTCGATGGTTCAATTCCCAAAGATCTGCTGGACCAGTACCGCGAGTCTGGCCGCTCACAGATTGCCACAAACGCTGTCAACAGCCTGATCCAAAGCAGCCAGTACGACAGTGCCAAAGCGCTCATGTCAGACCCTACGATTGCCCCATTGCTCACCGCAGACGCGGGTCGTCAGTTCTCCATGAACATCGCCGTGGGCAAATACAAAAACGAGCAAGAGATCGTTCGTCAGAACCAAAACGTGGCCAAGTACACCATGGCTCTGGGTCGCAACTTGACACCAGAAGAGCAGATCAAGGTGCGCATGTTGCCCGCCAAGAAAGACATGACGGTAGCTGATGAAATCATCCAGCTTGAGTTGGTTCAGGGCAAACCAGCATCGCAAGCGCAGGTCTCCGACATCCTTGGCGTCAAGGGTCAGTTTGGTGACAGCTTGCAGGGCCGCGCCCTCAACTACATCACAGAGAACGCCACTCGCTATGCCAATGGCATGATGACCCCAGAGGAGCGTTTGAACTTCGAGGTGTCTTACAACGAGGCATACAAGCCGATCGAGAAGTCGGACCCTGTGACTGGTTTGATCACAAAGATCACGCCTGCAATCCCACCATTCATCCAGCAAGCCATGCAGCGTGGCGCACGCTTTGGTGGCGGCGCTGGTGCTCCTCGCCCAGCAGCTCCAGCAATGCCCGGCGGTGGTGGCGGTGCTGCCCC